ATACCATTTCCATAACTAGAAACTTTTCCGCCGCCTCTGAACATTGGTCGTCTTAATATTCTACTCATTAATTATCCTGTTAATTTTCCAAGTAAACCACCGATAGCGCCTGCTCCACCTATAAATTGTTGAAGTGGACTAACTGGTGCTACTGGTGCTGGTGTAGATGTTGTAGTTGTAATAGGCATTGTACCTGGAGTTAGTTGTGCTAACTGTTGTCCAATTAAACCTATTTGCGTAAATGGTGAGTACTGTTGTTCTCTAGCTGCCATTTGTGCTGCATCTAATTTAGCTTGTTCAAATCCTTGTTGTGCTTGACCCATTTGTTGTTGGTAAGTACCAAGTCCTTGTTGTGCAGCAAGGTCTGCTGATCTTGCACCTTGTGCTTGTTCAAATCCTTGTTGTAATAATTGTGCTTGTAGTTGTGCTCTGTTTGCACCTTGGCCTCTTAATGCTTCTGCAGCCATTACACCCTCACGTCCACCACCATAAGCTCCTGATTGAATAGAAGCGTCTCTTAAACCTTGATTTTGTATAGCAGCATTTCTATCAAACTCTGCAAGAGATGCGTCTATAACTTGTTGTTGGTAGGGTGACATGTAAGAAGCAATAGAACCTTGACCGGTCCCCGCTCCTGTGCCCGTTAAACTTCCTAAACCGCCCGCGGCTGTAGCTGCTTGAGTCTGTAATTGATTTTGTGCTGCAATTTGTGGTGCATATTTAGATGGATCTAAACCTTGATAGTTTGCTAATTGACCTGCTAAACCTGCTCCTAATTTATCTACACTAGTAAGTAAAGCTGTTCTAGATCCTGTTAATTGTGGATCATAAAGTTGTCTTGTTTCTTCTACTTCAAAAGAAGGAATTTGTGTTGCTTCAACTATTCTACCTGAACCACCTAAATTTTTTAAAACTTGTGCTTCATCTTTATTAATATATGCAAGAAACTCACCTTTAGGTGCGTGTTCTTCAAGTAATTTTTTTGCTTCTGCTAATTGTTGTTTAGTAGCCATTATGCTTTTGCTTCTAGGTTATTCATTAATTGATACATTCGTTGTGCTCCTTTATTAACACTACCACCACCTGCAGCTCTCACTGCATCAGCAGTCATTACAAATTCATTTTTACTTACTCTTGCCGGAACGTCGTCTGCACGTTCTTTAGATCCCATAGGTATCATTCCGCCACCTCTGTAATCCATTTCCATACCTTGAGGTAGTACACTTGTAACACCACCATCAGCAAATGCGTTAGCAAAAGGAGGAACTTCTCTACCTCTACCTGCATCTCCATAAGCACTGGTAGTTGTATCTATAAACATTCCTGGCATAGATTCATAATCTGATTTTTTAATTCTTATTGGACCATCTTCACCCATAATTGTTATATACTCTTCACCAAACATCATATCTTTTTCTTCTTCTATATCTATATTCTCAATTGTTTCATCCATGTTATTAAAATCTGGTCTACTAGCATCCATTCCACCACTTTTTATCATACTCATAATACCTTCCATAATATCACCACCCATGGCATAACCCACTCTACCACCTCTAGCTAATTCATAACCTTGTAGTTCTAAAATTTCATCAATCTCTGCTTGAGTATATCCATAAGCACTCATAGAAGCTGTTACAGCATCAATATATTCTTGAGTTAATCCTCTTCTTCTCATTTCAGCTTCCACTGCTTCTCGTGCTTCATTTCTATCAAATTCTTTTTTCTGTCTTACACCTTCTGCATAAGCTACATCACCAGTTCCTTGTGCTATTGGAGCTGTTGCAGCTTTTCCTAGTATTTCAAAATTTGCTGAAGTTGGATCTAGTTCTAATGCACCACCTAAAGTTCTTCTAGCAGTGCCTAGTTTATCTGCTAGGTTTGCGCTGCCTTCTAAACCAAAGTCAGCTAACTTTCTAAAAAATGTTCTGTCTTTTGGCATTTGATATTTAAAACCACCAATACCTTGTCCCGGCATACTTCCTCCTGGAATTTCTCCTCCTATTGCTGTACGTGAAGTCATATCTCTTAATCTTTGTGAAGCTGATTTAATACCTCTTGAAGCATCTCCTGGAGCAGCTAAAGCTCCCTGGCCTCCTGCTAACAATAAAGATAAAGCATTTAATTCTCCTTCATTGCCTTCTTGTGCTAGTTGACCTATTGCGTTGGCCCCTGCACTTGCTAAACCTCTAGCAGCCATACCTGAAAAAATTCCTTGAGCTGGTAGTAAATAAGGCATGAACGCTGCTGCGTAAGGTAGTAAGGGTTTTAATTCATTAGGAATAAATCTGTCTAAGCCTTTTGAAATAGGTTTTGTTATTTTCTTAATTACTTTTGACATTAATATCCTTTTTTACTTATTCTATAAAACTTAAAATTTTTATCTGATCTCATCCAATTAACTTTTTTAAAATTATGTCTTAACCAATGGGTTATTTTAGCACCATTAATTTTAGAAACAACATCTATCACCCATGCATTAGGTCCACTTTTCCAAGACTCGTTAGGAAAGTCTCCTGTTTTTTTAAACTCTTGTTCTGAGGCATTGTTTAAATAAGCCCAATTTGCAAAAGATACCACTTTGTTGTTCTCCTTAATAATTTTATATTGATTCAACTTAATAGAAGGAAGTATGTGATAGTATAAGTCTTCTCGAGTATACTCTTTATTCCTATCAAACTCTTTATACAAGGATATGATTTGGTGCATATCTTGTAGTTGGCTCTTATTAAATATGAATTCCATAGCAAGGTGGCTACTCTTGTTTATAAGCCAATACTCTTAATTTACTAGGTTTTTAACCACTAGTCAATCTAGAATATATTAACGTCAGCACCCAAAGGTATACTTTCTACAGTAATTTTTACATCTCTTCGTATGTGTTCTGATTTAGTATTACTATTTGGATCCTGTACATCTGCTAACGCTTCTTCATCAGAGTTATACTCTGCTCCTGTTTCCATGTTAGTTAATGTTACCTCACATTCAGGTGTAATTATTGGTGTTTTTTTACCATCAATTACTTCATACCTAACTGAAGCTTTTGTTTCTATAAACGACATTATCTGTCCTCCCTATTAATTTCTAATATAGATGATATTACAAACAGTTCATTAGCATCTCCTGCTTGAACTTTCAAGACTTCGCTTTCTTGCATAATTAAAGGTTCATCTAGTATCTGAACTGTTGCTAAAGCTGCAATAGGTTTTGTTTTGGCAATATTAAAAATTGCTCCTGCAGCATTTACTAAATTAATAGTAATATTAGTTCCACTGTTAGCATCTTCTGTTACTAGAATAGATTTTACAATTGCTCTAGAGTTAGAAGGCACCGAATACAAAACTGTTAAGTCAGTTGTAGTTAAATCTACTTTTGCATTTTTATAAATATTTGCCATTAACCTAATCCATACCAAGTATATCGTTCTTGGTCTTCTTTTAATTGTGTTAAGTATGTAGAATTTAATTGTTCTATGACCGTAGCTATAGCTCTATTAATTTGTCTTTGATTATCTTCTGTGTATTCTCTTTTAGGTTCTGGTAATCTTACTACTATTTTTGTCATTATCTTTTTCCATCTGGTTGTAAATCTACTTGGAATGTACCAAATCTCCAAGACTCACCGGCTGCTGTATTTTCTATTTTTAAATTTGCATATCTTCCTCTAGCACGTGTGTCTATTTTTGTTGTAGAAGAGTTAACTATAAAAGGACTTAAAGGTGAATTAGTTTCTTCACTTGCAGGATAATCTTTAATTCCAACTGTAACATTATTATTACCGTTTAACACTTTAAAGTTAGGTAAGAATCTTCTCATAGCTAGAAATACTTCACTCTGTCCTTGTTGTAAAGGAAAACTAAATGATTGAATAAAAGATGTTAAAGCTGTAGTAGTTCCATCTGGATTAATTTGATCGGTCCCCGTTTCGTGTTCAAAAAATACACTTTGGCCTAATCCATCTTCACCAATAACAGTTGGAAAAGTACCGGTCTGGTCACTATTAAAAGCTGTAGCATAAGGTTTAGGATAAATTAAAGAATCAATCCAAGCAGTTCTTATAGAGTTTTCATTAACTCCTGTATACCAATTACCCATAGGAACTTGTTGTGATTCTCCATAATTATAAGTAACAGATCTATTATTAAAATCATTTGGTGCAGTTGGGTACCACCAAGTTACTTCTGTAAATAGATTATTAATACCTGCATTAATTTGTTGACCCTTAGTAGTTGCACAATCATCATAAACATAATCTTCTACACTACATGGTAATGAGTTTACAGTACCATCAAATGCAAAGAAACCATTGTTAGACATCCAATATGCAACACCATCAATTTCAATAGCTGCATTCATTCCAATCAATCCGCAGTTAGTGCCAACTTGTTCAAAGCCAAATGTAAAAGGTGCTCCTACAAATTTCATAGTGTATAGTGCGTTATCAGTCCATACTAGAATATTTTCTTTTGCAACCAAAGCTCCCATAATTTTTGTACCATCTTGCAGTCTTTGCGAACCGGCTGAGTTAGTTGCCTCAATATCATATTCATTAATAGACTCTGCATCAGAAAACCTAATAAACATATCATCTTGTGTACTAGGATCGCCGATAGTTGTTTCTGTTCCAAAATGAATTAAGTGTCTTGTTGTTGGTGAAATTAAAGTTTGTCTTGTTGAAGTAGGGTTCCCAACTCCTGTTGCAATAGCTGTTTCAAATCCTGATGTTGTTGTAGATGCTCTTGTTGTTGCACCTATGGTTGTGGATAAAGTAGCTGTTGCAGAATTAAAAGTAAAAGTTTTTCCGTTAAAAACGGTTGCAACTAACACCTGACCAAAATTATTTAAAGACCATAAACCAGGTTCCAAAGTAACGGTTGATGCCTCTACTGCATCTCCCCAGCCTGTAAAATCTGTTGCATTAGTAATAGTTGCACCTGTTGAATGAGCTTGACCATTTGATGTACCAGTTGTTGCAGTTCCAAGAGCTCCTCTAGTAATACCTGTTAAAGTATTAGTTCCTTTACCTGTATAGGTAATTAATTCATTACCAACTGCAATAGTTCCTGCTGTTGGAAAACCTGTGTTTGATGTAATATTAATAACAGTTCCTGATCCTGCTGTACCTGCTGTATCAGCAAGTAATGCTCCATTTAAAGTATTAGTTAATGCACCTGCAACAGTCCCTCCATATTGACCAATACCAAAACCATAACCATAAGATTGTGCAGGAGGACCTACTCTTTCATAAGGTTGAACAGTTAACGATCCACCAGTTGATATTACTGCAGTTGCTTGATTAGAAGAATTAATTGTAAATGTTGTAGGAGTAGGTACTGATAAGACTTGAAACAATTGATCTTCAAATTGTGTAGCATTTAATCCAGTTCCGCTAGGTAGTGTTACAGAATCTAATTGAACTATATCTCCTTCTAATAAATCATGATCTGATGTAGTTGTAATAGTACAAAGTTTTGTAGAGGTGCTATTTGTAGCTAATGTAGATGATGTAAAGGTAGTTTGAACACCAGCATTATTACTTCTGTAGGGTGTTATATCAAAAAGTTGTCCTTCAAAATATATAAGTAAAAATTTGTCAGTTCCTATTGCTGTGTATCTGTTTCCTTCTAAGTCAACAAAAGAATGTAGTTTTCTAGCAACACCAACAATACTTTGATTAAGTAAAGATTGCCAACCACCTATTTTTTCTGGAAGACCATATCTAAATCTTAC